AACGCGAGTTACGGTTCCGCTCATTGCGTCCCCGGCCGCTCGATCAACACAATTGATAGGCACTTCTTCGGCGTAATCCAGTGCAGAAAAAGTAAACTCAATGATTTGCGAACTACCGCCACCACCGCCGCCACCACCTGACGGCCTTCTCTTTATGTGGATGCGCTCGCGATTGCCGATCATCCCTACAAGTTCTAGAGCGTCGGCCTTTGTAAATCCGTAAGTTTTATCGTCAAGTCCCATCACTCAAATCCTTAGAAATGAAAAGCTGATTGATGGGTAAATGTCAAACTCAAGCACTGCTGGACCGCCTTTTCCTCCAGACCCGTCAAGCGGTCCGACAAATTGCACATCGTCTCCGTTTGCGTCTACCATTGTGTAGGCAATCTTCGTAGGGCCAGAAAGGTATCGTTCGCCCTCATCAAGCATCTTGTGCGTCCACTTTTCCTTGTTGTACTTAAGTGAGTATTGATTAAGTCTTCGTTTCTGACCGTAGTAAAATCCTGTAGTGGATGCCATAATTGTCAGCAACCATGTCTTGGCAGCACCACCTTTAAAAGGTGAGACATTTACAGTTTCCACTAAATTAATCATTTCAAAGTCAGTAATTGCGGCATTTTCAAACTGGAAAAACTCCCAGACTCCAGTATACCTACCGATCGAAATTCCATACGGAAACGGATCACCTGCGGAATTAACTACAGGATCGCCGCTGATGTCTTTTGTGACCAGTCTTTCCTGACGCTCAAATTTGGTTTCGTAGATCGGCACCCAGGCGTTAGCGTCGGTGGCAATGTCCTGGCTGTTTTGGCTTTCTTCAACTTCGCTTGAAAACTCACATGTGACATCCCAAAGCGTAGGGCTTGTCGGCCTTCTTTTTGCGTTCTTTGATCGGCAAACCGAATATCCGAAAGCTGATACCGTCACACCAACGATCGGCAATCCAGAAGTATTGAGTATGTTGATCCTTGAATTGTTTTTATTGTCAGCTTCGACGAGGAATATATAGGTCTCTTCAAGCATTGGAATTCCTCCCTTTGACCTGAGTCTAGCATCGCCTTCCCGCTTTTCGCCCAATACTGTGTTTGCCACGTTACCTAATCCTTGAAAACTTATTGTCTTTAATTGCCTCGACTGCCTTATTGACTGCGTCGGTAATGATCAACTCGCCTGGAGTAGGCACAAGTAAGTCTTTTGGCCTAAACGCATCGCCACTCGCCGAAATTGCATCACCTATTGCACTTGCCAGCACTCCTACAGAATTAGAGTTTGTACGATCTTTTGCAGCCTCTCTTGCTTTGTTTTCCGCTTCAACCCTTGCCTTGAATTCTGTCGATGATGGGTCAAGCGTGGCTGGATTCATCCGCTTGCGTGCTTCCATTTCGAGATTTTCGCGTCTCTTTTTGTCTCTCTCGTCAAGCTCATCAAGTAAGTTTTTAATGTTGTCAATTGGCTCGGTCATAGTGTTGTAATCTTGCCCGCTAAGTAAAGCGCTCACAATGACAAGTGCATCCGATGCAGCGGCTCCAACAAAACGGAAACCGTCTACAAGAGCCTCGACTAATCCAATCAAAACCTCTGCCTTCGAAATGCCCTGACCGAAACCACTTGTCAGGTCAATTACAAGTGGTGCAAGAGCTTCACCAAGTTTTATCCCAGCTTTCTCTAAGTCTCCCATCGCAATCGCTAACTTGCCGCCCATCGTTTCTGACAGTTTGTCCATCATGCCGGCATACTTACCGCCTTCCGATGTTGCAGACATAAATGCGTCCCTGACTTCAAGCGACGATATAGCTCCGTCCTCCATTCGCTCTTTAAGCTCCAGCATTGACTCCCCAGTTTTGCGACTAATCTCTTGCAGTGGATTAAATCCTGCGTTGATCATTTGCAAAACATCTTGCCCCATTAAACGGCCTGCGGCCGAAGTTTGAGAAAATGCAAGCGTAAGAGAATCAAAGCGTTGCTCATTGCCTTGAGATATGTCACCAAGCATCTTAAGGTTTTCCATTACCTGTACGACAGGAATGTTAAAGCTCAGCATCAGCCTTGCAGCGTCTCGCACTCCGCTGGTCGACAATGGAGTTACGTCGCTAAATTGACGAAGTTCTGAAAGCAACTGAGTCGAGCTTTCGATAGATCCCGTCAATACCTCAAATGCAGCGGATGCCTGCTCTGCGTCGATGGCAAGCTTGATTGATTTCTGGACCGTGCTAATACCGAGGTAAGCGGCTGCTAACCCCTTAAGCTTGCCAATCCCGTCACTGATCGCAGAATTGTTCTTTACGTGGGCGTTAGCGGCTTTCTCCGTCGACCTGGTTGCCGCATCCTGCTTTGCTTTCGCAGAGTCCAGCAATCGAGTATAGGTCGCTTGGTCAATGCCTCCTTTTTGCAATGCCTTGCCTAGCCGATCCTGTGTCAGACTAAACTTTTCTGATGGTGATCTCGCCTCTTCTATCGCACGCGATAGACGCCTGGTTTCCTGCCCTGACAATGCCGCTTTATTGATATAGTCGGCAGCGTCAAGTGTGAGGCCGACGCTGTATGTATTGATCGTCGTAGCCAAGATTAACGCCCTCTCGTCAGTACGGTTTTAATGAAATCATTGCACTGACTTTCAATGCTTGAGGATTTCTTATCGGGCGCAGACAGTTCGCCAGCGTAGTCATGCGGATAAAATAACTTTCGCTTGCGCGGTAGGTATTTCAGGTCCGCCCTGTCTTTCGGGATCTTTGAATTAACCTCAAACGCAAATGATGCTTCAGCTAGCTCCATTTGTGTCGCGTGCCTGTCGTATTCACCGCCCCATGGTTCGATTCGGTAGTATGCTTCCCAAAGCCGAACAACTTCGTCGGGCGTCGAATCGAGCCACGTGCGGGGATCGTCTATTCCAAGATGCAAGCACAACCGACAAGCTAGACGGAGCTTGGGGTTGTGTCTAAGTTTTTTACTTCACGGCCAACATCTTCATTGTCAACCCCGCAAACTCGCATACACTCAGCCATCAGCGGACCCGTCACCGAACCAGGGACACTACCCCATTCGTCCCATTCGTCTTCAGTGAAAAAGGGTTCTCCGGAAGCTTCGTCTCGAACGCACGCCGACAAAAATAAACCGTCAGCCTTGCCCGATACAAAAGTCCCTTTCTTGTCGCGAGCCAATGCCAACAGGTCGGCTTTCTTTGATGCCAATAATCCGACGACTCGATATTTATTGCCATCGATCGTTATTACAGATTCCGCAGGCTTCATTGCCTTGAGCTTGTCGCCTAATCTCATTCGTCTTCTTCCTCGTCTTCTTCCTCGTTAAATTCTTGCCGTTGCTCCTGAGCAGTTCGGCCAGTATGCGCCATCTCAATCGGATCAGGTCCGTCGCCATCCTTGAACCCTCGCAGCAGGTTAATCTGCCTTTGAATCTCGGGAACAATTTCCTTTGGAACTCCTGACAACGGCAGAAACTTTCCTTCCATGCTTCCCGTAGGGCAGTATCCCATGAGTCTCTGGCCGTCCAGTGTGATCGTGAAAACTTGATCCTGATTTAAGGATTTCGTGTAAGTCACGTTTTTATATGTCTGCTGTAGCGTATGCGGCACAAGCACGACTTCAAATGATTCAAACATTAGCTAATCGCTGGCCCCGTCTCTCCATCGTATTGCCATTCAATTTGCCCAGTCATCAAAACTCCATTCTCCATTGTGGGCGGAGTGTATCCAGTGATGAATCCAGTCCCGACTAGAGACGTACCGATGTCTGTAGGCATTGTTACTGTGATAGTTCCGGCTGCACTCGGGAAGGTGGGTGATGTAGAGCCTGCGACCCACTTAAACGTTGCACTGGACGGAGCAACCGAGGCGAGGTCACTTGGAATCATTTCCATGATGTTTTCGGTTGCAAGCGTCGATGCGTCAATCGCAGCGTTCTGGAATGCTCCGGGAGAAATAGAGATCGGGTCAATTGACGCCGAAAATGTAGGTGTTGCAAACGTTACCGTTGCTCCGTTCCCAGTGTCGCCAGTGATTGCCATTGTTAAATATCCTCTGAGTAATCGATCTCAAAATCCAGTGAAGTAACATATCTGTGGTCGTCGCTATTTTCTTGAGAATAGTCGATTTCATTTCGCTGACCTGATTCAACTCTTGCACCTCGCACGTTACATCCAAAAGTAACGCCCTTTGTGCCTACGATTCCAGAAATCCTTAACTGCTCTGCGATCTCATTTGATACCGACCTGGTTGACGCGTAACAATCAAACTGCAATCGGGAATGAGCTAGCCCTGCGAATGTCGAAAGTGTGTAGTCATGCCGTGTCGAAATCTTGCTAACTGCAACCGCTGGAAGCGTTGCACTTTGCGGTGTAATGTCTGCATAGATGCGACTGCCAATCAAATCAGTAATTGCTGACTTGCTTAGCATGAAAAGCCGTATCGCTTCAGTCACTTCTGTCATATTAGTCCGTTGAAAGTAGGAGGCCCATGTAAAGTGACGTTTCTGTCGTCTCTCCATTTGCAACGCGAATCGTTGCCACTGTTCCTCCAGCTAGCGGGTTAGTTGTGTCTGTCGACTTAACCCAACTCCTGCCCTCGGAAGCGACAATGTCGTATGCAAGGAGCGACGCAGGAACAGACGTGAAGAACTCTACAGAGCATCGGTTTCGACAGCCAATCGCAAATAGATCAAGACTATCTCCGACAAAGGCAGTCACGTGCGGCAACTGCTTTGAAACAACAATAGCTGTGGTGACAATTGGAAGGTTCGCACCGATTCCGGCGTCAATCGAAATCGTAGTCGCGGTGGTCGCTGTTACGTCAACATTACGCTGATAACCTCCTGCCCAAAACACAGCCACGGTATCAGTATCTGTAATTCCGTGACCACTCGCTACCGTCAGGATTGCGGTGTCGTTGTCAGTTCTGGTCGTAACCGTCCCCGCTTTTCCGGCCGGTAGAGTGATCGTCAACGCCCGTTCATCTTCTTGCGTTCTAGTCTGTGATGACGAGATTGAAACCGCGCCGATGTTGGTCGTGATTGTCGTTTTTGCCATGGTATCCCTTTGCGTTATCTCATCATTTCGTTGATCTTATTTGTCAATGCCGCTTTCATCGCAGAAAGCTGCGCAGGTTTCGTTTCATCAAAAGCCTGTACAATCCAGTTGCGAATCGCAGACTTAACCCGCCCCGCGTCTCGTCCCCATAGCTTGTGTTGTCGCGATCCTGACTTTGGCGAGTTAAAGTAAGCTTTGTTTCCGCTTGGATGCTTTGGGCCAACAATCGAAAACGCAAGACGATTTCCTTTTCTAGTCACGTAATCAATCGTTGTATGTAGCTTAGTATTCCAGTTTGCCGAAGCCTTTTGCTTGGCGGATCTCTTTTGCCTGTCAGCATCTGTTCCACGAGGTGCCAGATCCTTTGCTCGTGCGACAATAACCTTTGCACCTGCTGTAGTTGTCGCTCCCATTACATCGTGCCTCTTTAACTGAGGAACCGCGTCAAACATCCTTGCAAGCTCTCGATCGCTTGGGAGATTGATCTTTATTTGCAGCCCGTTGCCAGCCATTACGCCAACGCCTGTTTGCAGTGAAGTTCTGTGTATCGCGGGTATCCATCCACGGGCTTAACGTAACCAATCCCGTATGTTCCGCTTGAGTGTATTACTTGCATTTCTGGCGTGATTGATGGCTGTTCGCGAATAGTAAATACGCAAGAGATGCCAGCCTCGACCGATCTCCCTCTAGTCGTTTCCGTGCCTGCCGTTGGCATCCATTTTGCCGGTTGATTTAGGTACAAAGTCGACCATGTACGCATCGGCTGTCCATTGTCACTCAGCGTTGTAGTGGAACTCTGAATTGTGATTTGATGTCTCATCTGCCCAATGTGAAAGGCTTCGGGTCGTCCTCTCATGGGTAGCTGCTCCGCATGTAACGACGCACCAACGATTCATACGCACGATTGTCGTATGGTCTGTCGTTGTCGCCTCGCTGTTCAAAGTAGTATCCGACAAGAAGCAGCATGGCTTGTTTTGCGACCGAAGGCACAAGGTTTCTGGCAGCGTATCCGGCAACGTACGTGATAGCTACAGCGTCCCATCGCGTGTATGTCGACGGCCAAACCTTGTCGAATTTTAACCGCACACTCCTCGCTTCGGCGTCAAGCGAGTAAACGTCGCTTGACAATGTTTGCAGATCGTTTCCATCATCAAAATAAGTAATGGATGTTACGGACTGAAGTGGACGCGAAAGCAAACACAATGCCGTTCCGTAAAAGCAACTTCGCTTGGTTTGCAATGTCTGAGAAATCATCGCCGAATCGGTATCGTTCTCCCACTGTTCACGAGCCGCCTGAATCGTAGCGATTAGCCTTTCGTCGTGCATTGTGTCGCTCATTGCTACGAAGCACTGGCTTTTCGCCTCTGCCAGCGTCAGCGGCTCCATTGCTGGAGACGTGGTGACCGTTGATCGGTTCACTTCGTTTTTCAGCATGTTCCGCGATGCCCCTGGAGATTAAAAGCTGTGCCACACCGTCCGGCACGGAGTCGGTTGTTTGGCCAACCGACTTGCCGCGCCATTCACGCATAAACCGGATCGTCATTTACACTCGGCAGATGCCGCCCGCTGCTCGATCGGTGGAAGTTGGCGACAGGAAGCTAACGCTAGATAGGCGAGCAGTCGCGGCAATAAAGCCTCCGGCTGCCCCGTCTCCGAACGTTGCTACCACTCGCACGTAACGCTTCCGGCCAACAAGATTGACTTGGAATACGTGCGGCTGCCCGTCGTCCGTTGCTGATGGCAATGCCAAAGCTACGCCGTCCACATTGGCACCAGCCGAGAATGTTGCGTTGGGCACGTCTGCGTATCCACTTCCGCTGACATCCGACTCTTCCAGCTTCAGTGCCGTAATGGCGATGTCCGTTGCACCGAGCTGGATAGGAATTTCCAAGTAGCTTGAGCCGGCGCAGTCAATTGCTGTTGCAACCGCACTCGTATTGTCAATGATTGCCGTTGGAGCAATCGCCGTAACATATCTTGCACTCTGTCCGTTGATCATTTCTTAAGCCCTGTATTTTGATTCGCTTTGAGATAAAGCAACTCGTTTTGGCGAGTTGCTAAATTGAAGTGGTTAAATTACGCACCTGGCGTGGCAAGAACCAAAAGAGCACCTTCTTCGCTCGCGGTGCCCTTGCTGTGGACGTTGATGTCAAATCGCTCGGTTGCCTTGATCGCAATTTGATCTTCATCCCAGTAACGCTGATCAGTGAGGCTAAGAGTGACTCCCCTGCGATCACCAAACAACGCGGCCATTCTCAAGTCGCCAAAGGCAAGCAGTTTTGTGCTCGTTTGGTTAGTCAGCGTCTTGTTGAGCACGTTGACAAAGACAACAGGATGACCGAGGAACGTCATTCCACCGCCGGATGCAAGATTGTTCATGTCGTTGCCTCCAGCCGCACTCAGCAAGCGGTGCATCGAAGCGTAGTAACCTTCCTTGGTGATAAACCAAGATGGGCTAATGCCTGGAAAGTCTGGTAGCTTCCCAGCCATGCCTTCAAAGTCGGCATAATCAAGCGACGAAAACGCAATGTTTCCCGCTAGCGAAGTGTAGATAGACCCTGCATTCAGAGCGTTCATCACCCCGATGATGCCGTGGTAGGCCGAAGTCCCATCGCCATTGAAACCTGCGTTGTCTTCCGCATACGCAAAAGCCAACGCCATTTCGGTGGCAACCTGATCGGCCATTGAAATCAGCGAATCCTCGTTCAATTCGTCGCTCATCTTAAGCCACGCTTTCCACTTGCGAGCGACAAGCTCCGCAGTCGTGTAGGCCGGTTCGCTCTTCGTGCCGGCGTTGCTGCCTTCGTTGCCGGTATTGGTTTCTGCAACCGGGTAAGCAGTCATTCCAGCGGTGCGAACAGGCTGTACCTTGCGATCGCTCGCCATCGGAGTCACCTGAGCGTATCGCCGGAAAACGCCGTACTGTTCCACCAATCGGATAATTGATGTCTCCGTTTCAATCGGCACAAAAATGCCGCCCTTCTCGTTGCTGTCAGTGGATAACGAGTTTTGTACGCCGTGATCTTTGAGCCAATTCTTCGAAGGTTCGTGACCAAGGAAATTAGCCGCAAGCCATCGCCCTGTAACGTATGCGTCTTTCTCTGCACATTCACCCTTGAACGCGCTCAAGGCGCCATGTCGAAGTGCTTTGGCTGGAATGGTGATCGCTTTTGATTGAGGAGCTTCTTCGCTCTTTCCAATAGTTGAACCAAATCCGCTGGCAAGCTCGGTGACTCGGCTTTCAAACCGCACGGCACGCTCATAATCAGACTTGAGCGACGCGATCTCGCCAGCCTTATCTTCGATGCCTTGAATGCGATCAACTGAAGACTTTTCTTCAGTCGTCAGCTCGCGATTCTCGACCGTAGCAAGCTCAACGATTGCCTGTACTTCGGCTGTCTTTTGGGCAAGCTGTGCCCGGATGTCTACACTCTTCAACATTCGTATATGTCCTGTGGTTATGCAGGCCACCTACGAAAAAAGCGGCTGGGCCTGCGAACTGAAAACGTAAATTGACGTTTCCGGTTTGCTTGCCGTGCCGCTAACGAGTTGCACAGTGTTGCTAATCGGTTGTTTTTGCGGGTCTTCTCCCGCCTGAATTTCTAGTTATGCACTATGGGCAGGCAATGTCAAGACATTATTCCCAAAGTGGGTAATTACATTCTCGACCGAATCAATGCAGCCGTGCGGTGAACGGCCGGTAGCTTGACGCCCTCAATCGCTTCCTTGTAGATATTTGCCGGGGCATTTTTGAACCAGTTTGCAACATTCGGCTTGATCGCTTCGGTTGCTTCCCGTGCTGTTGAAAGACCGATTGCAATTGCCTCATCAGTTGTAAACCAGGTCTCGGCAGCAAGCATGTCTCGAATCTCCGACTCTGGTTTGTCGATATGTTCGCTGTAAATCTCAATGATTGAATCGTCGTACTTGTTCAACACATCGATATAACCAGAAATCTCTTCCGCATTGCCGAAGGCTACGCCCATAGCGCGGTGCATCATCCATCTCCCACCTTTTGCTGTGTAGCGATTCTGTCCAGCGAGAGCGATGACACTTGCCGCTGATGCAGCCAACGAATCAACAACCGTATCAACGCCCCATTTGTATCGTCTCAGTGCGTTGTATATCGCTATCCCTTCGTCTGCGTTGCCACCAGGTGAGTTGATGCGAATCTTTGCCCGTTTCCCTCCTAGAGAGTCCAGAGCAACCATGACTGCCTCAGCGGTGATGCCTTCGCCAAACATGTCGTTACCGATAACGTCGTAAACGAAAATTTCGCCGCTGTTTCTGTCAACTAACATCTTGCTATCTCCATGTCTTCAATGATTACCGCAACTCGATCTGCCCACGTCGCAACGCACGCATCAATTACTCCCGCAAAATCTTCTGGCGTCGCGTCTGCACATCCCAACAGTTGACGTTTGCTCTCTTCGCAATGAGCCTTTGCCGCCTCGCTACAACCGCCAATCTCTTCCAGGGCTGAAGAAAGCTTCGTTTCCCACTTTGCATAGAACTTGTCCATCCAATCAAGAAAGTTTTGCGACTTCACCGCATTTCGAACCCGGTTTGACTCAACAATGATTAGGTTTCTAATTCGCGACTCCGCAGCGCGATTGTTCAAATCCTCATCATTGGGTTTATTGTCTAAAGACTGGCCAGGCTGCCCCGATGTCACTGACGGGTTTTCGTAAAGGTTTCCTCCGTCGTATGGATTCATCTCAAACATCTCGCGAGCCTCGTTCGGGTTGATTACCCTTGCAGTTATCAACGTCGATACAATTTGAGCGGTCGTTTGCTTGTCGGTTCGTAGCAAAGCACCATCATTAAACTTAAAATAGAATCCGCGTTCGATTTCTGATGTCGTAAGTAGCTTCGATTCGCATTCTTCCTCCCACATTGTCAACCAAGAACCTAGGCAATTTTGAAGATATGCCAGGTTTTTTTGCTCTAAAGAGTTATAAGAAACACTTGAATCGTCTCCTAAAATTTGCTCTAAGCAGAACCAAAGAGCAGCTTCTTGCCTCTGAAACATCCTTTGTTCAATGAATTGAGCGTCCGTATTGCTCATTGAAAGCACATTTGCCTTTATTCCAGCACGCAAAAGCCCAGTTTTTCCTGCGTTTTCTTCGCCGTCGTGGTTTTCTCGGAAGTATTGAAGAAACTCATTGGCTTCTTGCTCTTTTCTAAATGCGCTCTCGGGAGCTTCCAGCATAAGACCGCCAGAGTATCCTTTCTTCTGCTTCTTTCGCTCTTGCTTTTCCGCACCCAGGCCGACGCCCCACGACTGGGCTGCCAAACTGATTAGCGACCGGCCTTTAACCCCATCAAACCCAAGGCCATGAATGTGAATCACTTCTGAGTCTGGTATCGCGATGACAGAATTGCCAATTCCGTCTATCTTTGCCTTTCTCATCGCCTGCTTGATGTCTTCCCACAATTCAAGCCGATCGTCTCTGTCGACTTTCGTAAAGTGAACCTTTTCGCCGTCGACCAAAACCGTATCTGTCCTATCTGGCATTAGCGGTATGAGTTCGCTATTTAAACCGTCTCGGTGAATGTAAGCCCTGCCGTTACCCCACAGCAAAGCGTGGCATGTTATCTGTCTTTTGAAGGTAAACGGAACCTGGTAAGCGTTGGGTTTAACCCGGAGTATCCTATAACCTAAGTGGTTCGTTATTTTCTTGTTTTCATTGCCAGAGATACGATGCAGATTTAGCGGCAATCTCCCAACGTGCCCTGTGATCTTGTTGACCGCGTACCAAACTGGTGCGTAAGACAGGGCACGATCTGCCGTCATTCCGTCCTCGCCGTGATCTCCACCTGAGATTGCGTTGCGAAGCATTTCGATGAGCCAGTTTACTCCAGCCATAAATCACCTAATTTACAAAAAGTTTACCACTGGCTCGTTCAGGAGCGAGCGAACAGATTCTAAAAGCCATCGTCATCGCTACAATCGGGTCAATTTTCTCCGACGCACCCGACTTATCGAACATCCACTCGCCTTTTCTATTCTTGTGAATAGCCGCATTCCCAACACACCAGCGAAGCAAATCATCACCGTCGTGACGAAATCGCCCGCTTGCTATTGCTTGCGTTAAATCCTTGATCGGCTCATTAAACATCCCGTGATTTTGCGCAAATGAAGCTGGGGTAATGCCTTCCGATTTCAGGTCTTCTGCAAACTGCTGTGCGTTGTGTGGGTCATATCCGACTGCCTCTACAGAATGATTGTCACACTCATCGTAAAGAGTGCGGCTCAATTCCCGTAATGGGTACTTTGATATTAAAATCTGGCGGTCATAGACAAACTCGCTAAACGGTGGCTTTCTGAGGTCTCTACTAACGTCGTTGCCGATAAACGATTGTGACTTTACTTCATATCTATATACTGGCATTCCATCTTCGTCGTCTTCGTCAACTCTAAATCTCGCTACAATCGCCCACGACGCTAAGTCGTCTCTACCTCCGAGGTCAGCGCCCGCACCTATCGCGTCGGCTTTGCTCCAGTCGGATAGCTCGCCTTTGCAATTGTCCCAGTTCTCCATTCTTATCCATGGACTGCTTGAGTATTGCCAAATGTTCAGACGGTACATCTTGAAATTACCAAGCTCAGTCAGCGACTGCTTGCTTTGCTCGTAATCTGCTAGAAACTCTTCCTCGTGCGCAGTATGTCCCCACGCAGGATTTGCCAACTTCCCGTACTTTACTGGGTCGGACTCTAGTTGTTCATCCGTCAGATCTTGCGGTGCCTCGTAAATTGCGACAAACAATCGATCGTTCGGCTTTTCTCCAGTCTCTACTTTCCTTGAATAGTCTTGTCGCTCCTTGCCGTACCCTTCTGGATTGTTGCCAGCTGTTGAAACTTCGATTTGCAGCGGCTCCGCCCTGCTTATTCCAGCCCTTGAAATGATCGATATGAAGTCTCGGTCAACAACGTGCGTTTCATCGATCAAGATATTACCGTTGATTCCTTCCTTGCTTTTTTTGCTCCGTTCGTTTGCAGACGACAGCGGCTTGTATTTCGATCGCGTTGGTAAATGCTCAATTGATCTTTCGGTTTTATTTATCTTGCATTCAGCCGACAACTCTGGCGATTGTTCGATCATAGCGATCGCGTGTGCCATCGCGATTCCCGCTTGCGTACCATCCTTTGCACCTCCAAAGCACTTGGCTCCCGACTCTCCATCCCCACAAGTAAGGTAAACGCCGATCGCTGCCAAACTAGGAGACTTCTTCTGTTTCTTCGGAATCCATATCGAAGCACCGGCGAATCGCCTTATTGTCCTATTCCATCGCTTGGAGTTGCGAACCCATCCGAACAGCCGCATGAAGCATTCGTACTGCCAATCGCCGCTGTTTCCGTCTGCTATCCATTGAGCATATCTCCCAGCCCTTGCAAGCGACATTTGCTCGCCACCATCGCTCCAGTCATCTAGTATCTGGCAGTCTACTTCGTGGCATCCAGACCGAATAAGCATGTTCTCACCTGCCCATTCGCCTTCGTACAAGCAACAGTATCTCTCAATCCACCAGACAGCCCACGCACCTCTCGAAACGTCAAACCAACAGCCGTTAGCAACTGCTATTTCGTCGCTTCTGTTTCTAATCCACAACGTAGTCGTCTTGTCTGTCATTTCTGCCTAGTCGCCACTCCTTGAGATACCGCAGGACGTTTTTTTCTCGCATCTGGTACTAATCCAAACATTACTGAGTACTTACGTATGACTGACTCGCAGTTCTGCCTGCGCTTTAGCGCAGGGTGCTGAGCGTAGCATCCGTTGGGCGACATTTGATATTCGCCGTCAGTCTCTAGTATTTTCTCGCATTTCTCCTTTTCGTCGACAGCCTCACAAAATAAATTCCAGTTAAATAAATCCCGCGACCTGATCGTTCCCTCCGCCCAAAGCGCGACGCCTGAATCCCAAGCCAATCTGCCTTGCTTACCAAGTTTTTTTGGTGCAACAGGAAACCCCCCCCTAATCGCAAACACTTTTTTTGCAGCAGCCATACCAACCCCTATAAAAAACAGCAAGGAAAATCAGCGAGCGACCACAAGACGTCGTGTAATTTTCTCCGTCTCAATTTGACCCACCCCCCCGCCTGAGCTTCTCATTTTGATACGTCTCATTGTGAGACTTCTCATTTTGAGACTACTTTCCGGCCTCCCTCTCTAGCCTCTCGTGGCACGCCTTACACACGCTGACGATGTTTGACCAACTGAGTCGCATCATTGGCGCTAGCCTCACAGGGATGATGTGGTGTACCTCTGTCGCAGGCGTAACCATGCCCTCTCTTTCGCACTCCTCACACAGTGGATCTTCCTGTCGCTTCAGCTCACTGAGCCTTCTCCATCGATGGTCGTATCCACGCTCGGCTGTCGTACCATTTAGGATCCTCACTGGCTTACATCGTTCGCACTCGGCCCTGACTATTGCACCACATCGACACAGCCTCATGCGTCCACCGTGGCGACGTAGGTAACAATCAACGGGCCTTGCAGAAGTACGCCATTGCCTACCGTGCTCCTCAGAGTCCACCTGTAAACGCCTTCATTTGCCGACACCTGCGAAGGCACTGCAAAGCTGATTGTGCTGCCTGTTTTCGTGATCGATCCGTCTGCGATTGTAGAAACGTCCAGTCCGTTTGAACGCTCGATCACAATTGATAGAGTGAGTGAAGTAACAGTGACTGGCTGGCCCTGAGCATCAACCACAGCGATCCCCACCGTTACTGTCTCGGATGTGAATACGCTTATCGTTGTCCCGTCTACCCTGCTCTGGACTACTGCAGTGAGCGGAACCACTGTCAAACCACCACCACCTGCCACCGCCCCGAACACTTCCAGATTCACGGCTCGCGTGTAAGTGCCATCTGTAAATAGGTAACGCACTGACCCTTCCTGCTTGTCCGCTGCGTTGTGTGCGATCTGGTAGATGTGTGTTCCCGCTTCGGTCCTAAGGAACGAGATTGCACCCGCAACCGCCCCAAACGCGGCACCACCTTTTGATACTTCGCCCGTGATCGTCGCACCGGTAACAGGCCAGGCAAATCGAATCTCGTCGGTGTCGTCTGTGGAACGCTGAACCACAGGAGCCGATTGGTAAAACGATGGCGGTGGACTCGCACCAGGAACCAACGCATCAATCTCATCCGACGAGGCAGGAATT